GTCAGGCATCGGTGTCTCTGGTAAAGGAACACGACTAGTTTGTTTTGGTTTAATTAAATAGTCCTCTTCATTGATAACAAAAGGTTGATTTAATTTTTGTTCATTAAATAATTTTTCTTGTATTTTATCTAATATTTTAAGAACTTCATCATCTAGTGGATTTGGTATATTTTTCTCCTCTGATAATTTAATAAACCCTTTAATAACGTCTTTACTTATATTAAAAGGTTTAAATTGGTTGTTTTCTATAAATCCATACAAATTCATAGATTTTTGATCATCAAACTCTTCTGCAATTTTAGGATCTCTCATGCCTAATACTTTTACAGCGTCATAAATTCTACGTAATTTACTGTACGATTCTAAATGCTGTCTGTTAGCTTTTATGTATTGTTCTATAATTTTATTTTTGTCTGTTACAGGGTCACCTGTTCTTGTGCCTTCGTATATTAAAGCACGTTCTGCTCTTTGGTTTCTCTTAAATTCTGCTATTTTAAAGTTTAAATTTTTTTCTAAATTTACTGGAACTTTTCTAAATCCTGTAAACCCTAAAAGCTCATCTGGTATTTCGTACTTCTCGCCTTTTAATGTATCTCCTGTTACTGCTTTTGTTAATCTTAACACCTGTGCATAAGAGAAAGGAGATAATTCGTATGCAGCGTGTTGAAATGATTTAGATATTTTATCACCTAACGCATCTCTTTCATTAAATACTCTTCTACCGTCTCTTGTTTCTCCACCTCTTACAAAAATATCTAATACAGTTGCTGTCCAAATAGCTTCTTGAATAAATGGTTCTAAAACTTTACCCATTGCCTTAGTCATACCCTCCAATATCATGGGTACTAATGGAGCATCTAGATTTCTTTGCACTGTCGCTAGTGTTGTTTGCGCAGGTTGAATCATTGTGTCGTAAAAGAAACCGTGACTAAAATCTATATATTTATATTTACCGTCTTCATAAATGGGTAGAATAGTATTGTCCTCCGACCATGTTGGTAATACTTCTCTTATAGCATTTAATTGTTCTCTAGTTACTCCGTACAAGCCTCTAAATATTTCTACTGCTGCTGTTGGTAATACCGCATATGTAAATGCTTGTCCTGTTAAACTATTAATACCTATTTGTTTTCTTATTGGATCTTTAACCTCTTTTAATCCTCTTGTAAGTGTGTTTGCACCTGTTCGATATATCTCTGCAGGGAAAGCCGCGAAACTTCCAAGTGGTGAACGTCTAACACTTTTTACAAAATCAGATACATATGCATAATTAGGCACGGTCTCTCTTACAATCTGTGCCGCTTCTTTCATAATTGCTAAATCTGATGGTTTGTTAGCTCTTGTTACAACTTTACCACTTGCATCTTTAATACCTTTTTTAATCGCAACTTCAAAAGCATTGTCTAACTTATAAGCTTCTGCTAAAAAATTATAAACTCTAAATACATCATCTTCTGCTGTGTATAAATCTTGAGCCACGTCATATATTTGTTGAAATTTTTTTGTTCCTGTATTTAAAACTTTATTAAAGAATCTATCCGTTGTGCCATATTTTGTTCTTATCTGTGCCACATCTTGAAAGATACCCTCCACATCTCTTGCTACCACGTTCTGGTTTGTAACACCTTCTTCTAATAAAAATCTATACATTGCCTGATCTTCAGGTGCGTTTCTGTATTTAGGATTACCCGTCATTCTATATAAAAGTTGTGGTTGCACAGCTTTTCTAGCTCTATTTGCAAACTCACCTATTTTAGCCGGTGGTATTAAGATATTACCTCTATGCACAGTTGTAATTGCAGCCGAGAAAAAGTTTCTTGCGTGTGTAAAAAATCCAAGAACTGTTTTGGCTGCTTGTGCAGATCCTTTTGGTATTAGCATAAGTATTCTGTATGGTAAACTTCTAGTGATAGAACTACCCACAACGGCATCGCCAACTCTTATAGCTTCAGCGTATGGTTCTGTTGTAAAATATCCATCTAGAGGACTTTTATAAATTGTTTCTGGTAAGTTAGTTTTTAAACTTAATGGTTTTCTTGTAATAGTTTGGTTTGGTAAATTTAAAACAGCATCATTGTAGTTTTTAAAAAATATAGGTCTGCCTATTTGACCAGGATCTGCTCCTGCTTTTAATTGTTTAGCTATATTTTCCGAATCTCTAAGTAAGTTAGTATAGAATTTATCTCTAGCAATAATTTCAGATAGATCTGTCATTACACTATAGATGCCTTTCTGTGCGTTTTTATACTCACCAAACAATTTTTTAAATGCTGTAAGATCTGATTCTTTTTGTATTAAACCACCTCTACCATCTGGTTTAAATTTACCTGTAGTTATGTACTTACCTATATTTACTGTTTGTACAGCTCTATCAGCCAACGCACTTTGTTCTCCAATATCAAAAACTAACGCATTAGTTGATTTATCTTTAAATGCGTTTTTAGTTATGTTGTTTACTAATTTAATTGCAGATTCTTTGTCTAAAGATCTCTCATTAGCTCTTGCATACCTTTGTAAAATTTTAGCTACTTCTTCTATATTTTCAGCAGCAGGACGATAGCCATTAAATAAACCTCTATTGTCATCTATTATTTTATAATCAACGGCTAAAACATTTTTTACTTTTTCGTTTAATATTTTATTTAATTTTTCTGTGCCTATTTTAACATTTTTACTAGCATTAATTAAATTTTTTAAACCTGTAGCTGTTTCTCTAAACCCTTTCATGTCTGATATTATTTTATTAACAGAGGCTTTTGATACACCTAATTCACCTAAAGATTCTGTAAATTTATTTCTGACAGTTTTATTAAAACCAGGAAAAACAATTTTGTTTTGTTTAACTACATCATCTACAGAATATGTAAAATCTGCAATAAGTTTTGACATAGTCTCTGGATCTTTAAGTGCTTTTGCTGCCCCACTTGTTTCTCTTGATATTTCTCTTATTCTATCATCAATATTTCTAGAAGCGTCTTTAGCTAAAATTTTTACTGCAGATTTTTTACCTTCTAGTTTTTGTATATTGTCAAATAATTCTTGTGTCTTATTACTTCTAGATCTAAAAGGTTGAGCTACAAATCTGTCTATCCATCTCTCTATCATACTGTCACTGTATGCATTATTTTTACCTCCTGATAAAATTAGTTTACCTATTTTACCTGTGCCAACGACAAAAGGTACAATAGGAAAAGCAAGTTCTGATCCAAATTTTAATCTATTTAATAATTGTCTCTGTGCATCTTCACCACCTTGTTCTCTTGCTTCTCTATCTAATCCTGTAGGTAAAAAATCTAAATAATCCCAATCACCAAATGTTCCTATGTTTTCTACATCAGACACAATAAAGCCAGTTCCTAAACCTCCACCCACTGCTATGGCTACAAATTTATCTGTGCCTGTTATTTTATTTAATTTGTTAGCTTCTTTAACGGCCCTTGCTGCGTTTACATTATTAGAAGTTTTTACGTATCGACCACTTTTAATACCACTAACTAATTGTCTAACCTTTTGAGATGTTTTTGCTATAACAGGTATGGCTGTTTTTTGTGCTATTTTACCTGCACCATACAATTGACCTATAGCCTCCGTAATTTTACCTGCTGCTGTTTCTGCTGCTACTTCTTCTGATGCTTTTTCTATTTTGCCTAAAGTTGTTTGTTCAAAGGCGTCATTGAGTTTACCTGTTAAAGTTTCATCTACTGGTATACCTTCTTCTTGAAAGATGTCGTATAGGAGCGTTCCAAACGTTACAAGTCCTTTTGGTATTTTTATACCAGCACTAATACCAGCGCCTGTTAATGATTCTATAAGAGATGCCTCTTCTTCTACTTCTTTACCTTGTACTTTATCTACAATTTTACTTATGCCCCTTGCGACCTCTTCTTGAACCGTGCCTGTTTTAGTATCAGGAGAAATAACGTTACCAAAAAAAGGAGTTCCCTCTTCTTCTGGGTTTGGAATAGGTTTTGCGTCTTCTGTTAAAGTACCTTTTTCTAATTCTTTTGGAACTTCTTCAATAATCTCTTCTTCCTCAAGTAATCCAAATTCTTCTGGAAATTTAAAGGTGTCTAACATTTAAGCTCCTTTCTATTTTTTAGCCAAAGGTGGTGGAACTTGAGTGAAATTAACGCCATCAAAAATAAAAAAGTCGTCTTCTTCAATTAAATAATACACCTCATTTGTTTCAAAATCTCCTGGTTTTTTTGATTTTAATTGTTTTAATTTTACTTTTTCACCTGTTTTTCTTGTTCTTTCTATAGGTTCCAATACATCATAATCTTTGCCTTGCACAAAAACGTCTTGACTTTTAGATGTAATTTTTAAAAGACCTGGTCTATTTTCTAACGCTTTTGTAGCTTTTTTTATAGACTGCTTTTCAAGATAACTATATTTTGGATTTTTTGCAAAATCTTTTATTTTTGAAAGATCATCCATTATCGCTTTATCTTTATCACGTTCTATTTTACCTGGACTGTCTCCTTTTCTATATAGCTCTTTTGTTCCAAATACAGGTCTAAACTCATTCAATGTATATTTTTTCCCTGTGTCAGGATTTGTTAAAAATTGACCATAACTTCTATACGCTTGTTCAGCGCTACCTGTTCCCAGTTTTCCTATTAAAGATGCTGTTAATTTTCTTCTACTTAAGTCTCTTCTTTCCTGAGCTGCAACTGCTCTTTTTAATGGATCTCTAGTTGCACCCACAATCTCTTGTAATTTAGTACCACCCGCTGATTCACCACTTATTAAGTTTTGACCTGTTTGTAATAAAAATTGTGTTAATGGATTTGATAAAGGACTAGATCCTGCTCCTGAGATAGCGTCAATTAAATTTACTCTTTGTTGAATTCTTCCAAGATCACCTTTTAGATCGTCAGATATACCTTTTTCTGCAAAAGACTCTCGCGGCTTGATACCAGTCATAATGCCCTCCATGACTTCTCCGCCTTTTCTAAACATTGGTCTTTTTAAAGTTATACTCATTATTATGGTGTTAATCCTTTAATATTAATAGTTGGCTGAGTTGGACTAATTAATCTGTAAATACCAGCTAATGTTGATGCAGTTCCTAAACCTGTAGCTAATGGTGATGGTGTAGGTGTTGGTGGTAATATTTGTTCTCTACCAGGATATCCTGCAATTAATTGTGTAACACCAGAACCAAATTGTTGTGCTGCTTCTAGTGGTTGTAATGCTTGTCTTGATGCGAGTTGTTGTTGTGCTGTTAATTGTTGTTGTGCTCTCGCTGCTTGCTGCGCGCCTAAACCTGTTAGTGCTGAGATCTGTTGACCTAGTAATGCAGGTGTTTGTTGTGCTAAACCTAATTGACCTGCTGCCAACGCTTGTTGTTGACCAAAAGCTTGAGATGCTAAATTTTGTGCTTGACCAAAACCTTGTTGTAATAATTGTGCTTGTAACGCCGCTCTATTTCTATCAGATGCTGCTTGAAACTCTGCTCTTTCAACACCCTCTCGTCCACCACCAAATGCTCCTGCAGCAACTGCTCTTGCAGATAATGCAGGTAAACCTCTAGCTGCTTGTCTATCAAATTCTGCTAATGTTGTGTCAATAACATCTTGTTGAAAAGGAGATGTATAAGCTTGATAAGCTGTAGGACTTACTAAATCTTTTGCTGCTGTTTGTGCTGCAGCTGCTTCTGTTAAAAAAGGTTGAAAGCCACCAAGACCGGTTGCTAATTGTTCTGCTTGTGTTGTTAGTGCACCAGGTCCAGCAACAAATTGTGGACCCATAATAGTAGAAAGATCTGTTTCTTTAAAACCACCAATAGCTTTTGTAAGATCGTCTAGATATGTTTTTGCACCTGCTTCTATAAATTCTGCTGGGGCTGTTCTTACTACTTCTGCCATTATACTTTTCCTCCTGCCTCTAACATTTTCATTTGATCGTACATTCTTTGTGCGCCTAGTTCTACATTACCGCCGCCCATGCCTCTTACAGCATCAGCTGTCATAACAAACTCATTGTTAGATAACATGGCTGGAATGTCGTCTTCTTTTTCTTTTATACCAACCGGTGGTATAAATCCACCAGTTTCTCTTAAATCTAATTCTTTAACACCTGCTTTGTTTTGCCTTATAGGTAGACCCTCGACGCCCGCTGCTTGCATAGCATTCATGCTTGCGCTATCACCTACAGCCTTCATCATTCTACCACCTATAGCCGCTAGACCTCTTCCTTCTGTTTTCATCATACTCATTCTATCAAATTCTTCCATTGCTTTATCTGCTGCTTCTTTAGGAGAAAAACCTAAATCTATATATTTTTCATATAAAGCTTCTAATATTTTATCGTTCTCTATATTAGATGCCATTTTTATTGGAATGTTTTCTTCTATTCCAAAGTCTCCTGGTTTTGGTCCAAAAGGATTTACAGGTTGTGTTGGGTCTGGTGGTAATACTGGACCATCAGCAAAACCTACTCTACCACCTACAGCATACTCTGATGTATTTGTTGTAACAAAAGCTGCTACTTCTTCTTCTGATGCGTTTGGATTTAAGTTTCTATAGTATTGTTCTAAATACCCTGATGGGTCTCTAGCTAATTCTGCTTCAGCTTGTTCTGGTGGCATTCCTAATGTTTTTGTTAAAAAAGTAGATACTGCACCTAGTGTAGCTAGTTTAGTTATACCACCGCCACCACCTATTTTATCAAAAACTTTTGAAAATATACTATCTGATCTTTTTAAATCAGTGTCTCCTAGAGCTTTTCCAAATATTTTTTCTCCAAAAGGAGTTGATTTAAAGTTTATAAAACTTGAACTTAAATTAGACATTACATTACTAGGATTAAATATACCACCAAAGCCAGCTGTTTTCGCGGCAGTTCCAGCACCCAAAGCTCCAAGTCCTGCCGTACCTGCATATAATAATGCAGCTTTACCTATTGGAGACTTTGCAATCTTCTTTACGCCTTTGGTAACTTTTTTAACAGCTTTTTTAATACCACCAAGTATAGCAGGTTCTCTAGGTACAACATCCATGATGCCTCCACCCATTTTTAATTGTCTCTCCATCTGTCCTCTTGATATTGTCATAATTTAGCTAAATTGTTAAGGCAGGCATAAAATCCTGTATTTTTCAATCTACTTGGTTTTGCCAAATAAATCAAGACTTGGCATGATGACTTTGATATCTCTTCTTATATCTGCTTCTGGCACTCCTTTTGCCTTCCATTCTTCGTCATTTTTGTATACCTCGCCTGTCTTTAAATTAGATATAGTCTCTATTATCTCTTTTGGTTTTATTACTTCCATTACGCTGTTACCTCTCTTGGCTGTATCTCTAATATAGAGGCTATGACATGAAGCTCGTTGGCATCACTAGCCTGCACTTTTAATATCTCACTCTCCTCCATAACCAAAGGCTGTGTTAAAAGCTCTACAGTCGTATTAGAAGATATAGTTTTTGTTTTAAATAAGCTGAATATAGCACCACTAGAGTCAACTAGGGTTACGGTTAAATTAGCTCCTGATCCAGCATCTTCAGAAACTAATATTGATTTTACAACTGTTGTTGTTGCAGTAGGGACTGTGTACAAAGTTGTAAGGTCTGTTGTAGTTAAATCTACTTTTTTATTTTTAAAACTATTAGCCATTAATTTAAAAAGAAGTTTTGTGCATCAACTTCATCCTTTAATTCTTGTTGATAGGTTGTGTTTAATTTTTGCACTATCGCATCAAGATCTCTTACCTGTGCATCAGCCACATCTTGTCTGTATGTAGGTGATGGTCTCGTTAATATCTGTACTATCTTTGCCATTATCTTCTTCCGTCTGGTTGTATGTCTAATCTAAATCCACCAAGTTTCCAATTCTGTGATGATCCTGTGTTAGCTATTTTTAAAGACACAGCTCTCGCCCTAGCTCTTGTATCTACTTTGGTTGTAGATGATGTAACTGTAAAAGGACCAAGAGGTGAACTCGCTTGACTGCTATTAGAAAAGTTTCTTAAATTTAATGTAACTTGTGTGTTACCGGTTTGAGATAAAAAGTCTGGTATGAATCTTCGTATCTTTGCAAATACTTCGCCATCACCACCCTGACTTATATCAAAGTCTCCTGATTGTATGTTTGCAGTTACAGCTGTTACTGCAGTAGATGTAACTTGATCCGTGCCAGTTTCATGCTCATAATATATGGTGCAACCATCAGTATTACCAACAACATCATAAGATGTGTTTGAATCAGCGTCATAGTCTGTTGCATGCGGTTTACCAAATACAGAAGAGTCTTGCCATGTTGTTCTATCTAATGTGCCAGTTGTCCATATTGGTCTGTCCGGAGAAGACTCTTGATAATTGTAAGTGACACATCTATCTACAACTGTAGAGTTTTCTGTGCAATAAAACCAATTAATTTCACCAAACAAATTATTTAATCCTGCGTTGATTAATTGTGAAGCTGTTGTATTTAAATTATTATAAACAAAATCTTCTACTAAACATGGTAACGTTTGAAGAGCACCAGCATATTTAAAAAAACCATTTTCTGACATCCAGTACGCAGCACCATCAACTTCAACGGCTGCATTCTGTCCTATCAATCCACAGTTAGTACCTACTTGTGTAAAACCAAAAGTAAAAGGAGGACCGATAAAACGCATTGTAAATAACGCAGTGTCAG